GTGGGCGCTCTGCTGCTAAATTTGGTCGACGTCGGGAGGTCATAGTTCTCGTATATGTTTCTGTGCCCATTCAAAGAATTCAAGTCCTACAGTGATCTCAACGGGTCTGTGAAGGGGATCGTTGAGTACTAACATGAAGCCGTACTGATACAGACGGTCTTGCACAACCTTTTCCAGAGAAGGTTGTCCGAGCGTCTCGCGTTCATAGGCGATTTTAACACACCTAAGCATGTTCTGTTCACCAGTATCTAGGAAACCTAGGACTGGGTCAGAATAAGACCACCCCTGCATTGACGCGGCATCCAGCGGGTTTAATCTGAGTTCAGATATCTTTTGCGCGGAGGAGCGAGCGGCTGCAGGTTCGGCCCCCATTGCGATAAGAACTTCGCGAACATAGCTCGATTTGTCAGCATATCCGGTGTCAATGATAAATTTCAAAGCTTCTTCAGCTTTGACGTTCATCGTGAATTCGATATTCCGTATGTTAGATAGTAGACGGAACGGTTTTTCAGTCCTGGCTCCATTAGCGGAAACGCCTATCCGCAATAAAAGATCTCTCCATCGCCCTTCAGCCATGTGAATTGGGCTATGAGGATATTGGCGAGTCAAACGCTTTTCACCAAAGCGGAAAGTTACCAAACGTGTCCAGTCAAAGTTCTTCTTTGGCTTTTTCGCATTGCGAGTTGCGGTATAAATTGAGTGGTAGAGCTGTGATTTGTAGTCAGCGCGTCGTTCGGGAATGTCGTTTAGGTCGGAAATGTTCCTGGCGAATATGTCACGCATGTTCAGTCCCCACGCCATATGACGCGGCACGGGAGGAGGTGCTCCACCTAGGATATCCGGTCGCTTTGACTGCACTTCAAGCCTGTTGAAAGATTGTCTAGATAAACGAGTTTGTGGGCCGTCAATACGTTGGGAAAACTGTTTTATCATTTTTTCGGGATCGGGGTTCACAATCATGCTGAGTACATCGGAAGGTTCTTTTGCTCGCAGGATGCGTAACGTGGTTTGGAGTGGTTCACCCTCGAGATATTCAAGGGATTCGCGTCCGTACCAATACTCAATCATTGGAAAGAGGATCGCATCTTTGCTATCAATGAGCGTCGTGTAGGGTAAGGTTCCGAAACCTCCATATGCTCGGGGAATGAATAAGGTCGAAAAGGGTAGAGAAAATCCTAATCGTTCCGCAGCTTTGGCGAAGAATCGTCCTTTAAGTTTAGGAGCGCCAGATGGCTTATTTAAGTCAGTTTCGGACCAGTGGAGGTCAAGTGTCGACTGGCTCATGCATAATCTAAGGACGGTACACGCCACATCATCAGCGCCACGGGTGAGAAGCTCCTGTAACGAAGAGCTAATGGCTGAAATCTTATCCAGCTGACGTACATCAGTCTTGGACCTTTCGTTCGTAAATATGGGCTGACGAGCTGCCAACTGAGGCATCTCCCCATACAACACAGTCCTTTTTAAGTACGTCACTAGATATTGGCGAATACTAGTCTTCAGAAGTTCAACTGGCATGGCCATAATACGTTGCATCATATCCGTGGCTTTATACATGCGTCTGAATGTCGCGGCTGTAGGTCGAGCAGACATTTTGAGGACAACTGAAGCGTCATCACCTGTGTACGATTCTAGTACAACCTCAAGCACGACGGGGCCCTCGAGAGGTAGAGACCTCAAGCACGTTAGGAACATTTGCAATAACTTCGGGTTATTGGTATTGTGTACAGTAATTGTTCCTTTCAGGCCTGACGCAAGCTGATCCAGATAAGTCTCGATCTGACCTGTAAAATCCTTAGCGGTAAATGGCCGATTTTGGAGTCCTCCGTAAATTGCGGAGAACATGGATTCAAAACCAGGAACATTCTCCCTTCTCTTGTCCCCCCACTTGACATCGAAGCGTTGGGGGAATACAGGTCCGAAGTTCTGAGGAATGCGATCCGCATTTGCAATACACACGTCCGTGAAGGCGGCGAGGAGCGGCGTGAAAATGGTGTCAATCAAGGTGTTAATATCCATAGCGCTGATATCGTAGGCTAAATTAATGTAGTGAACATTGGTAGAGGAGGCTGCGGCCAGGAAGGGCGCCATATTACCAATGTGCCTTTCATCCATCTTCTTGAGCGTATATCTCTCGAGGGTAGCTTGATAATCACCTAACGCTTGCATGACGGCGGACTCATAATAGTAAACAAAATCAGGTATCATACAGATGTACCTGACGGGTCGTCCTAAATCCCACCGTACCGAAAAGCGTCCTATCCAATCCGATAGTACAATATCTTCGCGAGTTATCCGATCCCCGAAGAACAGTAGCTGGCCGGCTTTGCTAGTTATTTTGATTGTAGACGTTGTTTCGCCGTTCGGGTCAATGACTGTAATATTCTGAGGAATCACGCCTGCTGAACGTGAAGTGGTGAGGGATGGGAGCATTCGCTGGAACTTTTCCCAACTAGGAAAGTGGTGTATGTTGGCTTCAAACATCTCAACCCACGCATCGTAGATTGAGCAAAATTGACATAGTCCATTTCCACATCGTCTTCCATCTTTGAGAACAACGCGTCGAAAGTGGCCCTCATCGACTTGAATTAGCTCATGCTCACCACCTGGTGAATGAGAAGGATCGGTGTAAGGTATCATCGGCGCTTGTTTGGAATTTTGATCTCTCACGGAGCGTACGAAAATGCCACCTACAAAACCGATCACTTGATCTAAACCTTTAAGTTCTGAGTAACCACGTTTATTTTCTTCAGTGCCATCCGCATCAGCGTAATATTCATATCTTTTCTTCAATCGTTCAAAACCTTTGACCTTATCGGATGCCGGTTTCCACTCATTTTCGAAATAATAATCGTACCACGCCTCGTCGTTTGACATTGGCCCGAAGATGTGAACACGCTTCTTTGCATAAGCGTATCCTCGCTCTTCATCACCCTCCAATATGAGAGAGGGGAAGTTCTGAGTTCTAGCAAAACCTAAAGTCTCACCAATACCTCGAATGCTCTTCATGTCCTTGAACAGATAGAACGGATCTTCAAGCGCTTCGTACCATGAGTCGCGGTATGTTTCAAGTTCAACACTAATATGACCAAGCAGATCGTAGACAATCAACCTTGTTAGTATCTCAAATCTTTTAGCTATCACACAGTCAGTCGAACCTGTTTTGAAACCTTTAGTTTTGTGCGGGGTAAGAGCAGAAAGAACGATTCCACCATGGGGATCTTCTTCAAATGGAGGCAATCCATCACATAGATCTTTAAACGCATAGGATAGCAACTGGACATCAGGATGCTGTTGCCAGGCTGCTTCTCCACGTATAATGCAGAAGGCATCTTTCAAATCTTTTAGGAACGTGATGAAACGGGTCGCGCCGAATAGGGGTGTTGTCGTAGCAACGAATTCGGCTAGAAACTGACGTTCTGGCATCTTTCCACGCGAAGAAAGGTGAGTGGATGGACCTTTTGAATTGAATCCAACAATACCATCTACCGACAGTAATGAAATTGATCTCCCTTCAACAGAAACGTCTCGATCATGGTCTGGGAGTGTAGATACATCCCAGGGGTGTAGGTAAGTAGGAGATGAACTATCGTTTTTGAGTAGTACGTCACCTATCGGTATGGTTCTAAATATTTTTGCACGTCTCGGGTCTGCTGACACTGGCACACCGCGAAATATTTCTTTCCATCGCTCCTGACGCGTCTGCGCTTGGTAATGCTGTCTTCTTCTGAGAACGACATCATCCACAGTACCGTCCAGTCTTCCTCTCTGGCCTACAAGATCAGAAATGACATTTCTGTATTGTGTCACTATATCATCTTGATTCATAG